ATCTTATTGCCATTTCCAAGCACGTGAATACCCAGAAGACTGGCTCCTTGCGGAGTCATTGCTACTGCTAAGGAACCACAATCACCTTGGATCGTAGCTTCGTCAGCAATCCCACCAAAAATAATGATGGGGGAACAAAGGTCTGGAACCTTTGTAGCAGTCTTCTCAAGTATTTTGATACCGTTACGAATCTTCTGTCCGCCTTCGCGCATGGTAATATAAGAACCTTGCGCTCGGGCATCAAAAGATTCATTCGCAAAAAATTGCGATATCTTTTTCATTGGTGGCAGTTTGACCAAACGAACAACTACCAAATCCTTTTCTGGAAAACGTTGAACATCATCCTCGCATAACTGGAAGGTTCTATTCTCCGTAACACCAGTGGAAGAAACGGTTGTTGTAATCGTAACGGTATGCTGACCAACGGGGAGACTGTGGTTATTTGCGATCCACATCTGACCGCCAACACAAACCATATTAAAGACTCGGTCGGTAGACTCGGTCAAGCTCAAGCGAACAAGACCAACGTGATCCACGACTCTCATGACCAAGTCTGAAAGATTGTTAACGCATCTTGAGGCCTTAGAAATCTGAAGCTTCTTCAGGTCTATTTCCTCCTGGTAAAACACGTTGGGTCTCGGGACTAAGTCCCGAACAACAGCAGCCTGGTTAGAACTCTGCAGCTTCTTCGATAGCTGCCACATCCGAGCAACAATAGCCGATGCTGCAAGAGCGGCCAAAATGGCGCCAACCATATGGGGATATCCCATGCGTGCGTTTACTCTCTCTCCCATGTTGTAGAAGAGATCTCGTTTAGACATGTATTGAAAACGTGTCTTTGACGAAAATTTGTGGAGTCTCAGTTTGACCCAGTACTTCACAGAGTTTACGCGACTGATTAGCTTACCAAAGAGCCACCATTTTGTGCCCAGATCTAAGATCTGAGCCCAGAGGTAGCCACAAACCGAAAGCATGAGTAGAAGTAATGAACACTTACGTGAAGTATCCAAATCAAGAGATTGAACTTGAAGCTGGCTGATACCAACTTCACATCTCCCGTCACGACGACACATGTATTCAGGCATGTGGCAAAGAGTGCAGAGATTAATAGTCCTCATGTTTTGGGCGCTATCTACGACACATGATTGCTCACGGTCGTGGTCAAGCGAAACTTTTGAGAACATCTCAATGAGATCACTCAGGGAAGCATCTTCCTTAAGGACTTGTAGCTGAGGCATATACCCTTTCTTCTGAACAGGTACAACACGCTCTATTTTAAAAGTCCAAAAATCGGGGAACTCCCCCGGGACCACAGGCGGTGTTTTGATGTAATCTAGACACCCACCATCTCCACAATACTCGGGGCGAACAGTTGGGGTTATTACCATCTTAAACCGCCTTGCAGCGGCAGATGGATACGAAAAATACGCGCCTAGATTAAGGTCTTTGACATTCGTAGATGCCAGAACCAGATGAGGCCTACAAGGA